GAACCATGCGTATCTGCAGGTACAGTGCGAGGATCGCGGTGTACTCGCCGAGCTGTCCGAGTTCTTTACATTCTATGTACCCGGCTACAAGTTTATGCCTAGCTATAAGAATCGAGTCTGGGATGGAAAAATTCGTCTTATCGATAATCGCACCAATGAGATATATGCAGGACTATATGACTACATCCAAGCATTCGCGGCCGCAGACGGAAGAGGATACAAGATCGAGGACCTGGATGATCCCGTATATGGATCTCCTCGATCCGTTCAAGATCCCGACCTATCTTTTATCGAGGATATACCGCTGTCCGCGAAGGGTCAGTCTATCAGACCGAGGGACTACCAGCTCGAGGCAGTCGCACACGCGCTAAAAGATAAACGAGCCATGCTGCTGTCACCGACGGCATCGGGTAAGTCGCTCATCATCTACCTGCTCTGTCGTTGGTATCTGGACAACCACGACGGTCGTATTCTCATCATCGTACCAACGACGTCATTGGTCGAGCAGATGTACGGTGACTTTGCCGACTACTCGACTCAAGATACGGACTTTGATATCGAGAAGGCGGCGCATAGAATATACGGCGGCCAGGATAAGAATAACGAGGACGCACGAATCGTGATCTCTACGTGGCAGAGCATCTATAAGTTACCGTCTCAGTGGTTCCGCGAGTTCGGTTGCGTGATTGGCGACGAGGCTCATAACTTTAAGGCTAAGTCCCTTACCTCCATACTGACTAAGTGTCACGAGGCCGAGTATCGATTTGGAACGACCGGCACACTCGACGGCACGCAGACGCATAAGCTCGTTCTCGAAGGGTTGTTCGGTCCGGTGTATAACGTCACCACGACCAAGGAACTGATGGACGAAGGATCCCTCGCGAATCTGAACATCAACGTTCTGCTGCTTAAGTACCAGGACGATCTGTGCCGAGCCGTAAAGGGAATGAAGTATCAGGAAGAGATCGACTTCATCGTAACGAACGAGGCTCGAAACAAATTCATTCGCAATCTTGCTCTGGATCAGAAGGGTAATACACTCGTTCTCTTTCAGTACGTCGAGAAACACGGCAAACCCCTGCATGATCTGATTCGTACAGGAGCGGACGACGATCGCCACGTGTTCTTCGTATCCGGTGGTACGGATGTCGAGGGTCGCGAGCGCGTACGTCAGATCACTGAGCAAGAGAACGACGCGATCATCGTTGCATCCATGGGCGTGTTTTCCACTGGAATAAATATCCGTAACATCCACAACGTAATCTTTGCCTCACCGTCCAAGTCTCAGATTCGAGTACTTCAGTCAATTGGTCGAGGACTGCGTAAGGCGGACGACGGGCGTGATACGGTACTCTACGATATCGCCGACGACCTACACTGGAAGAAACATAAGAACTATACGCTGAATCACTCTGGAGAGAGAATCAAGATCTACGCCAAAGAAAAGTTCAAATTTAAGATATACGAGATACCACTGAAATGACAGAACTTGATGAAGTAAACATTCGACATATCAAACTCTCGACCGGAGAGGAGCTCATCTCAATCGTGCTCGACCAGGAGGAACTCGATGAGGAGGATCGATCCCTTGGCCTGATGGTCCTACAGCGACCGATGAAGATTCGTACCGCTCATACCGATGATTCGATCTCGTTTCTTTTCTACGAGTGGCAACCTCTGGCAAAGACCAACGTGTGTTACATCAATCCGATGCACGTGGTCTCTCACGTCGAGTGCGACAATCAGGTCAAGGGACAGTACATTAACGTCTGTGTCAACGGCGACGGAGATCAACCACCCGCAGAACCACTCGAATCCGAATCCGATCTTGATTCCGAACTCGACGAACTATCATTCGAATCCATATCGAATAAAAAAGTAACGTACCACTAATAGTAGTAGCAATACTGGTATATTCCCCTGCCCGCCGGCGATTAATCTATTATATCACAGTTCCATAAATCTGTAAATAGCCAATTTCATTTTACATTACTTTTTGACTGTGATATAATAGACTGTATTAAATAATTGGAGAAGTTATGAAACGTGCACCTCACCACTACGTAAACAATAAGGAATTCTCCCAGGCCGTCGTTGAATACGTTGAACAAGTAAACGAGGCGGAGGCAGCGGGTGAACCGATACCGACCGTACCCGACTACATCGCCACATGCTTTCTTAAGATCGCCGAGGGTCTGTCTCACAAACCAAACTTTATTCGCTACACATATCGAGAAGAGATGGTGATGGACGGAGTCGAAAACTGTCTTAAGGCGATTACCAACTACAACATCGATACCGCCACGCGAACGGGTACGCCGAACGCCTTCTCCTATTTTACTCAGATCTGCTACTACGCGTTCCTGCGTCGACTCGCAAAGGAGAAACGTCAGCAGGACATTCGATTCAAATACATGGAGGACGCAGGAGTCGAGGAGTTCCTTCAGGAGACCGGTGACGTAAACGTTGACGCCGGGAATCGTGCGTTCGTTGACTCACTGCGGGATCGCATCGAGCAGGTTCACAATCGAGACGAACTACTAAAGGAATACAAACAGAAGGAAAAGAAGAGCGAGAATAAACCGCCGAAGGGTATCGAAATGTTTATGGAGATGGACTCGACGAATGAGTAAGATCGCTCTGCTTAACGATACTCACTTTGGAATTCGTAACTCGTCCGATGTCTTTATCGACTATCATCGACGTTTCTTTGAGGAGACGTTCTTTCCCTACGTAAAGAAACACGATATCAAGCATATCATTCATGCAGGTGATCTATACGACCATCGCAAGTACATTAACTTTAAGGTACAGCACGCGTCGCGTAAGATGTTCTTAGAAAAGCTTTCTGAGTATGGCATGACGATGGACATTATTTGCGGTAATCACGATGTATACTACAAGTCGACCAATGAGCTCAACTCGCTGAAGGAACTCCTCGGTTACTTTACGTCAAACATCAACGTCGTGATGGAACCAAGAGTCATGGACTACGACGGTCTGCGTATCGGACTGGTGCCGTGGATCAATGCGGAGAATCACTCGGAGTGTATGCGATTCATTGAGAAGTGCGACGCCGAGTGGCTCGTCGGTCATCTTGAACTCGCGGGTTTCGATCTGATGCCGGGTATGAAGTCGACCGATGGTATGTCCGCCGATATCTTTTCTAAGTTCGAGGTGGTACTCTCCGGTCACTATCATACGAAGTCGCAGCAGGGCAATGTACGATACCTCGGTACTCAGATGGAGTTTACCTGGGCGGACGCGAACGATCCCAAGGCCTTTCACGTCATCGACACAAAGACGCGAGAGATCGAGACGGTGCCGTGTCCGATCACAATGTTCGAAAAGATCTACTACGACGATCGCAAGATGAACTACTTCGAGGAGTACGACGTTTCTCGAGTCGAGAACAAGTTCGTCAAGGTGGTCGTCGTGAACAAGACGGATCCATTTACATTCGATCGATTTATTGATAGAATACAACAGATCGATCATCACGACTTAAAGATCGCTGAGAACTTCGAAGAATTCGTCGGCGACAACGTCGAGGTGGACGATGAGATATCGGTCGAGGATACGACTCAGCTTCTCGATTCGTACATCGACAACACCGAGACCGATCTGGAGAAGGATCGCCTCAAGGAACTGATGAGATCCATCTACGTAGAGGCATGTAACACAGAGATCGTATGAGTATTCAATTCAAATCAGTAGCCTGGCGTAACTTTCTCTCGACGGGTAACAATTGGACGAGAGTCGATCTCGACAAGCATCGATCCACGCTCATCGTAGGAGAGAACGGATCGGGCAAGAGTACTATGCTTGATGCTCTGTCGTTCGGACTCTTCGGTAAGGCGCATCGTAACATCAAGAAGGATCAGTTGGTCAATACGATCAACGAGAAGTCCACCGAGGTCGAGGTAGAGTTCGACGTCGGCCGCCACTCGTTTCGAGTCTTTCGTTCGATCAAGCCTAACAAGTTTGAGATCTGGCAGAACGACAAGATGATCAATCAGTCGGCCAACGCTCGAGACTATCAGAAGTATCTCGAGCAGTCGATCCTCAAGCTCAATCATAAGTCCTTTCATCAGATCGTCGTGCTCGGTTCCTCGAGCTTTATTCCGTTCATGCAGCTACCCGCGCATACGCGACGCGAGGTGA